CGCCGAGGTCGAAAAGCCGGATTGCAAGTCTTTCGTTGATAAGTTCGTTATATTTCGGATTCCAGTAGGCTTTGATATAGGTCGTGATTATTATGGTTATTGCCTTGCACTTATCGACTTTGTAAAGTTCGGCGAGCGCCCTTATCGTCGGGCAGTCGGACGGCAGATATTTTGTATCGTCGCGCTCCGTTAATCCGGCGAATGTGAGGCCGGCGCCATCGTTAAGGTTTTCAAGTTTTGCGCGCGAGTCCCATTTATAATCTTCGTTGCGGAGCATAAAACGTATTGCCTTTTCCTGGCGCGTCATGGTATCTAACATCTATTTTCCCTCCCATTCGTCTATGATGTGCACTTCCTCGTATTTCGGGAAGTAGTAAAGTATCGATCCGCCCTCGTCGCCCTGCATCGGTAGCAGCCTCATGTTTGTCTGAAATATGCTGCCGTCGATAATCATAATGTAATGCCAACCGTAGCCGTCGCGGAGTTCATACTGCGTGTAGCGACCGACGCCTTTAAATTTCAAGAAGTCTTCGAATAATCTCATGTAGTCGCCGCAGTTACCGAAGCCGCGCGATAGCAGACGTTCGGGGCGTTCGAATGTATCGGCCTTGATGTTCCAATTCTGGCCGTCGTTGCCCCACTTGAAGCCTTTGACTTTGAGATATTCCGCGAGCGCCTGAACATCATCGAGATCGTTGTATAATTTTTCTTTTTCTTCTTTCGTCCACTCGCCGTATATCAGCGACCAGAAAAGCGTTACGAGTTTCATATACCATTTTTTAATCATCGCTATTTCTCCTTAAAACACCAGTCAAGAAATTTACAGAAGGCGTAAAAAAATTCACCTAAGCATAAAAATATATCCATTGAAATCGCCTCTCAAAACTTTATGTCATACGTCGTTTCGCGCTTTATTCGCGATGTGTTAACCGGGTACAATACCGTCGGCTGGCCGGCGGACCCGAGCTTCATTCGAAACCCCGTCTGGACATCTCCGTCATTCAACGCAAATTGCCCGATCCGGAGTTTCGAATTTATCGGGATAGAATGTGCTTTTATTAAGCCACCTTTGCCGTTGAAGGTGCACTGCTCACGGGCGCTGTCGATGCTTGAGGTAATAACGTAATCGATGAGTTCGTTTTTTTTTGCTCGACGTAAGATTCGAGTTCGTTCGCCATGTGGCTTGTTAAGTCCTTAATTTCCTTTTCGGCCTGCGCAAGCGTTTTTATGCCAACGGTTTCTTTCGCTTCTTCTATGGCGTCTTTTCCGAGGTCCGTCAATTGTTCCGTAAATTCTTCTTTTGTAATTTTGTTGTCAGCTAATTTCTTTTCAAGTTTCTTTCGTTGAGTGGCGCCAATGCGATCTACGATTCCACGCATGACATTTATTACCGTGTGTGCCGCTTTTTTCCCGAGATCGGATTCTATATTGTCAGCCGCTTTATCAAGGTAGTTAAATAACTTGAAAAACAGCCAGCCGATTCCGGTAAACAGCAGCGGAAGCGCGGTCAGAAGGATGATCTGAATCATATCCTGCACGAAACCGATAGTGAATATTCTTTCGCCCCACGACGAAGCGACCGGCGCCGGGGCTGCAACTTCGACAGCGCGCGACACTGTGGTTATTTTGACAGGTGAAGATTTGGCTCTCTCCGCCTGGGCGAACGCCAACGCGGAAAACATAATTGCCATGAGAACGACGATGGTGAGAACTGATAAGGTTTTTTTCATGATACTTTACCTCCGATTTATTTTTCCCGACATCAAAATTAAAAATATTTTTTTAGTACAATTAAGATAACGAACGATTAGCGTCAATCATAATTTCAGCGACAGTATAAATTCTTCATTACTTCAAGTTTAGTGTTCCAAATCTTGCCCCAGCTTCATCTATCTCAATCTTGATGGGTACTATCATAAAGGTTGCGCCTGCTCCTTTGGTTGAATTCTGATTGCCATTCCAACACCACGGAGCACCAAAATATAATATCTTCTCCGTAGAGTCGTAATACCAGTAGTTTCGTTCGGTGGTGTCTAAAGCATAACCCCCAGACGTGTTATATATTCCGAGATATGGGGTAAAATACATTTTGGTTGAAGTATTTCCGGTGGTTACATAAGTGTTGATAATGTTACTGATGAGAGGTTTAACATCACACAGATTTACCGTTGAATTTAGGTCGGGATTCGAAGATATAGTTCCTTCATTATCAGAACCAATCATAAAAAGGGTTGGTACGCACGATGATTCATTACTTTGAATCGTAAGCATTACGGCGTAGGTATCGTCCAGCACAATACTTGTTTTTTGGTACACGGCAGACTGACTTCCAATCTCCATGAGAGGACCGGCATTTCCGGACCAAGTAAACGCAGAAGGAGTAGTAGATTCAGTTACCGAAAAAGCACAAGCGAATAATGAGGTATTACCTACTGTAACACATCTTCCCTTGTTCTTGAACGCCATTGTAGTAGAGAAGGACCCCGTGTTGACACCGAGACCGCTAGCATTACTTATGTAAAATGTGCTGCCATTCGGGTAAGCCGTAAGCGCGTTAGTGCTAGAACCAGAGTCGTAGTATGTCACGGTTATATTCGTAGCTGTAGAATAGTTGGCGTGTACGGAAGTTGGCGTTCCCGAAGAGGATTTGTTCGAATGCCCAGTCACAGACGATATAGCGCCGCCAGACGTGTTTACGTATCTAAAACTTATTAGACTATAGTTTGACTCGTATGCTATAGCAATGGCTTGTGTATCGGAATAACGTAGCAAGTTTAGGTGTCTAGGCGAAATATAATTTGCTGTCGTATCCGTATTAGCCGCACTTATGGTTAATTGCAGCGTTGACGTGTCCAGAGTAATACAGTACGATTTGAAAGAATTAGTGCCATCGGTACAGCCAAAAACAGCGTTCGTGGAAGATAATGACACCGCACAGGGTTCTACATAATTGCCACTAATAGATGACGATACGACTAAACCTTTTTGCGTTATCTTTCCCCCTGACATCTTGAAGGCTCTGAACTTATAGTGGGCGGTGCCAGAATTAGACGCCACGTAAGCGATATAGTTATTACCTCCCATGCCGATAAAGCCACTAAAACTGACCTGCGAAACATTTGACATTTGAAAAACACCAGGGAAAGGAACATTTTTGAACAGATGGTCGTTTACCATATGAGGTGCATTAGGCGTCACTTGGTCTGGGCTTACGAATCCCCCCTGCGCGAATGCTATCGTTGAGAATAATAAAATACCGATAACGGCTATGAATAATACCTTTTTCATGTTATACTTCCTCCTATTTATTGGATATGAGAATGATTTCGTCGCTGTCGTTTACCGCACTGATAAATGTAACTCGTGTCTTGCTCGATACGTCTTCGGTAGTAAACAGTCTTCGTGGCTGCATGATGCCATTGCGATAAATTACCACAGCCGAGGTGTCAAAGTCGTCACTGAACTCAAAGACGTTGGAGCTGATAAATATCGCAGTGTCTTCGATCGCTGTCGCTAATGGTATGGCGGCGAATTTTGCAAGATGCGCGTTCGCATCTTCGTTATGTACCGCCACTTCTTCTGAGGTTTGTGCTTTCGTTGCGAGCGCTATCGTGTCCGCTATGCCGTGAACGTTAGTTGAATCATCGTTGTGTACCGCCACTTCCTGCGATGTTGCGGTCAGCGTTGTATAACTGTTAAACTTCGTCGCGCTGTCAATATTCAGCTCAAATGTATTGCCCGATCTATATATCGTTACGCCGTTCGTGCCGGCAAGCCACACCGCGCCGGTATCGCAGCCGATAATATCCGAGTCGCCGTATATCTTCGTGATCGCGTTCGTTGCCGGGAGGCCGGAGAGGCCGTCGAGTTTTGCAAGGGCCTTCTGCGTTGTATTATCCGCTAAAGACAAATTACCGACAAAGCCGCTGCTGTCAATCGCTATCGCTGAACCCTGATGAGCGCCACTTACTTCGCCGGTGTGGTCGGCCAGAGCGCTCGAATCAGCTTTCGCGCCAAGTAGTATGTCTGCCGCCCCTTTTGAATATACGCTATCCGTGTCGGCTTTATCTGCGAGAAGCAGCGATATTTCGCCGGTCGTGTTGACGTCTGCTGAGTTTGCTTTCAAGGCTATGGATGCCGCTTGCACTTCATCGGTCCCGTCGACGTATGCCTTCGTGTTAACCGCAGTCCAATAGTTTGACGCCAAATTCGAAATTGACGCTAGCAGAGCTGCTTCTATACTGTCAACTTCCGTCTGATCTGCTTTCAACGCAACGGCCGCCGTGGTGGCCTTATCTAACAAAAGAAGATCGACCGCCACTATTGAATATACGTCTGCCACATTTGCTTTCAAGGCTAAATAGCCGCTAACCGCCGCCGCCGTGTAATAGTTGGTCGCCAAATTTACAATATCGGCCAGGAGGGCCGCCTCGTCGCTGTCAACTTCCGTCTGCAGACCGGCTATTCTCACTTCGTTGCTGGCAATGTCGTTTTCGACGCTGCGGGTATTCGTGCGATAAATGTCCTTCGCATCGTGCATGATGCCGGTAACCATGTCGTGAATCGTGTAACTTGCGCTATAAGCCAGCGAACCGGCGAGCACGCAAATAACCGCTAAAATTATAAAATCATATCTCTTTATTCTCAAATTGTTCACCGCCTTATACTGTCATTCTGGTTTTGTATGAATACGTTAAAGTGCCGCCGAGCGCGTTTTTCACGTTGATGTCGACGCCGGTCGTGCCTGCGTTTATCGAGAACAAAATTTCGAGGCCCGTTGTTTTAACGGAGTTCGCCGAAATCGCGTTTATTTTCATCGGCGTCAACGTTTTCCAGTTCGTTATTTCAACGTGCGACATTGCCTCCGCTTCTGCACTGCGCGTCGCATGGACTACCAGGTCCATTATAGTTCCGGCCGTACACGGAATATTTACGGTAAAATCGTCCAGCGTGATCGTGGCCGCCGTGCTCGAATAGCCCAGCGTAACGCCTTTGTAGGTTATGTCGCTCTCGTTCGCTTGCAAGGTGACGGCATCGGCCGTATCGTAAAACCGGACGAGTCCCTGCTGAACATCGAAAATTAATTCGTCGGTAAGTTTCGTCCGGAATTCGAGAATGCCGTCGAGAACTCGCACCACTTCGACTATTGGCTGGGCTTCGTTGTAATCGCCGTTTCGCATTTATATACTCCCTTCAACAAATTTCTTTCTATTCGGATTATAAAAATCTCTGTCACGGCGGCATTCGATAGCTTCCGCCTTTAAACTTTTTTCGAGCGATCGCAGCGCGTGAACGGTATTGAGGTTTTCCTGATCCACGCCGACGCCCGCCATTATCTGTATTTTCGCTATCAGGTAATTCCTGAATTGGCTGTAATATTTCGTCGGAATTTTTAACAGGTCGGCATCGGCCGATAAGTCGGCGGTTTCGAAAAGTCCGAAAATTTCGATTATTTCATCGTCGTACTGCGGCGAAGGATAAATAACGATCTTGCCGCGATCGCTATAATCTTCATAATATGTGGGGTTTATGTCGGGATTGCTGATCGATTTCGCCGCCTTGAAATCTTCTTTGAAGATCTTGTCCAATGGCTGCGTCCGGAATTCGGAAAAATAATTGACTTCGTATATTTTTAAAAGAGTGGTGTCAAGGTCGTATATACGCTTCTTTTTGGTCGTTTTGATATACTGATAGCTCTTGTTTAATTCCGCGTGTTCCAGAAAAAATTTATGCGCGGCATCCACTTCTGCTTTTACAAACCCGCGCGTTAAACTGTTCGCCTTGTCGGCCGTCATTTTATTGTTGAGTGAGAAAACCGTTTTTAAACTTTCTAATAGTCTATCCACATAAGTTCCAAGGTCCATTTCAGCTCCTTTGATATATAGGGGGCGGAGCGGTGGGTCTTCTAATCACCGCCCCGCCTACTTCAACAAACAACCTGAGGAGGAAACAGCATCAGTCGTTTGTCAACTGCACGCGCACGCGTGAAGGTATAATCGCCAGATTGTAATACGTTTCCGTTATACCCGCCGCAGCCGTCGAAGTGGTTCCTGGAACGAACTGCGTCGAGCCGTCGGTTACGATTTTTAAATAGCCGAAAACGAGATTACCGGCCGGCGTGGTAATGTTATGTATGTCAGTTTCGCCGACGGCGCCGAGCGTAACTTCGGTCGTCGAGTTCGGAATATCGTACGAGAAAACGTATAGCTTCGTAGTCGATACTTCCTGCGTCGCGCCCGAAAGCGCAATAGTGCCCGTGGCGATCTGGCCGAATACACCGTCTTTTGTGTAATTGATTGCCGTCGCGATTGATACTGCCTCCGTCGCGTTCGCGAGCGCCCCGCTGTTGAAGCACATGGCCTCATGCTGCGCCTGCGAGTCGTAAAGGAAGCGTATCAGGTCGGCGTTCATAAACCCCGAGGGGGTCATCTTGTAGGTCTGCGCCAGCGCCACGCCGAAGCACAGCGCCAGCAGCAGTCCCGTAATTAAAAGAGTTTTTTTCATTGTTTCACCGCCTTATACTGACGCTCTGTCAACAAGTATTTCCTCGACCAGGAGGAGCAGCTTTGCGTTTGCGAGAGCCGCGTTCGCCAAGATCGTTAAATATTTGTCGTTGGCGCTGTTATCGATTTCGATGACGGCCGCGCTCGATATGGTTTCCGCGACCGCGTTCACGTCAAGGTCGTTATGGAAATACGCGGCCGAGCCGGTATAACCTACGTCGATCGTCGCCGCGGAACCTTCGGCGGTTTTAACCTGAGTCGTGAGACCTTTGATTCTTATTTTCCCCACCGGAAGCGTTATACGGCCGGTGTCGCCGGAGGCCAGCGAAAAGTCAAGGTTGAATTCCTGATTTTTATAGCTGAAATCCACCTGTACCTGATCGACGTTGATAACGCTGGCTATGGGATTAAAAGCGTTTTTTCTGATATCTTTAGTAGTAGACATATGTGTTTTCCCTCACTTTCGATTTTTAATTATTATGAAACCTGCGTTCTGGACGTGATGACGCACATCGAGCCGAAGTCGACGCTGTCGAATTGCGGTTTGTCGGCGTGCGCAATCATTTCGATTGCGAACGATTTGATGCGGCCGTAGTCGCGGACCTGCGGAATTATCTTCGGCCTTTCGCCCCACGACCAGAGCAGTGCGCCGCCGCCGAGTAACAGCGATTTCGCGTAAGGAACGCTTCCGGAGCCGCCCTTGTTCGATATAAATACGCGGCTTCTGTTCGGCTTCAGTACGATACCGTCGAATATCATTTCGGCGCCGGTAAACGCGGGGTTTTCCCTGATGTCGCGCGGCAGCGAATTGATAAGATACTGCTGCATGGTGGCGTCTTCTTTCAAGTCGTAAATTACTTCCGGATGGGTAACGAGGAAGAAGTACCATTCGCCTTTGTACATGTACGGAACGAGCGGTTCGAATGCGCCGTTCTTTCCGGTTTCGGCCATGACGCGGATTTTTCGGAGCAGGGTCGGGGTTAATTTGTCGGCAGCTTCGAGAGTGGCAACCGATGTTGCGTCGCCGCCATAGATGTTATTGGTATGGTTTGCATAAAGCGCCGCGAACCGCAGAGTGTCGATCTTGCGGGTCATCCAGCGTTTTAACAGTTCCTGCGACTGCTGCGGCATGTTGAACGAATCGTACTGCCAGGTGAGTCCGCCCTTTACTTTGGTCGCGTGTCTGTAAAGCTGCAGGGAAGTCGTGAACTCCGCCGTTTCCGCGCCTTCTTCTTTACCTTCTAACTCTTCGTCACCCTCGACGCCTTCGCCTTTAAGCTCTTTGAGCAGCGTATGCGTTACGCTGGCGCCTTCGCTTTTTTCGAGTTCCGTTTTTATCTGGACTATAGAGCCTTCCGCCGTTCCTTCAAGCGACGCGAAAAACGACGCTTCGACGGCCTGTTTTCTTAATTTTTCCTCGACTAACTTTTTAACGTTAGAGGCGGAAGCTGAAAGTTCGTACATTCCTCTCATAATTTATCACCCTTTCGAATACTCTTTAATTTTTTTATCGATTTCATCCGTGGACATGGCGTTTACTGATACGTCGTCCAGTATTTCACTTTTCACGCCCGGCACGCCTTGCCCGTTTTTAGTTATAATTGACGCGCTATTTGCCGCGGCGTTTATCTTCGTAATTAAATCCTGATCCTGATTCTGCGTTTGAGTCGCCTTCCCTTCGAGGGTTTTCATAGCCACTCTCATTTTCCCGATCGTTATATAAAGATTCAGAAGTTCGGGCGGGAGCGAGCCGAACGGATCGCGCCTGATGTAGTTTATTTCTTCCGGCGTATAGCCGTCGGCGGCCAAAAATTCCGTAACGCTGTTGGCGATTTCCACGCCTTTTTTTTCGTCGAGAATTTCCGGGTGTCGCTCTTTTATAAACTTCACGTTTTCAAGGCGCTGCTGCTGCTGTTTCTGTTCTCTCTGCGCTTTTTCCGCTTCCGTGCCTTCGATGATTTCTTTCGTGATTTCCGTAATTACGCTTTTGGGATCTGTAAGTACCTTATCCTGAAGCTCGCGCTGTTTCTTCTTCTGAAGTTCCTGAGCTTCGGGGGTCGATTCGTTTTTCACCGTAATCTGCGCTTCCAAGGCTTTTAACCTCGTATTAAGCATTTCGTTTTCTTTACGGAGGCTCCCCATTTCGTTAGTCAGCCGGCCGTTGAATTTTTGCGCTTCCTCGAGCGATTTTATTTCGCGGTCCTCGCCGTCAGGAGATTTCAACTTAACGGAAGGTTTTTCGCTTTTCTCGCCCTGCTTCGACGCGTCGGCCTGTTTTTTTACTTCGGGCTGCGGAGGTAATTCGCCGGCATTGTCCTTTCGGGTGCCGGGCTTTTGAGACGCTTTCTGTATCAGCTTATCCAGTTCTTCAACCGATTTTTCCGCTACTTCTGCATCGCTCATTTCGAGCATCGTGTCGGTTTCCGAAACCGGGGCTTTTTTGGTTTCCTGCGTCTGCTGATCGTTTTGCTTAACTTCGCCGTCCTGGTTCTGATTCGAAGCCGCTTCCTGCGCCGCCTGGTTCTTTTTTTCATTGTCTAACATGGGGAACTCCTCTATATTATCCGGGGCCGCATTTCGCGGTTATCCCTGTATTTAAGCGGCCACTGCCGCCTGATTATTTCCGGGCATAATTCCTGCTTTGGATAAAGCCGCTATAACGGTTTTTAAAATTTCCGTTTGTGACTGCTGATTATTTTTCGCCGCTTCCGCTTCCATCTGCTGCGAGATATATTCAAGCGCTTTCTGTTTTTGCTCGTCGGTAATATCAAGATATTCTAATATTAGCGGCTGCGGGAACTGCATACCGGCTTTGGCGGCTTCGATTAAGAGCTGCAGGTTCTGCATTTTTTGTGACGCAGATTTCTTGACTTCGCTTATAATTACGTCGTATTCCGTGAAATCAACGTCTTTCAATAATTTTAGTAATGCGTCCTTGTCCATCTGCGAATAAGGAACACCGCCCACCATAAAGTCCTGCTGCGCGCTCGAGTTATTTAAAATTCTGATCGCCCGTTCCGGCCCGTAAACCTTCTGGAATACGTGTAGAAACCAGCGTCCTATTTTTACTTTCATCATTGAAAAATTGTCGAACAAGAATTCATTACCTAGTAACGCGCTCTGTTTTCTGCTTTCCTCCATTAAGTTGCTGGTGGCTCCGCCGCGCTGTCCTAATAGCTCGGGATTTATATTCATAATCATGTCTAGCATCTGCAAATTGAAGCTGATCGCGCGCTCGAGTTCGGCCGGATATTTCACGCCTTCTTCCTTGAAAGGCTGCGGCTGCCCGTCTTCGAGTTCCTGCACGAACCCGGGTTTCGACACGTTCGTTTTAAATTCTTCTTTGTCTTCGGGAGTTTTGAACATCGAATCGTAAATGTAATAGCCGCGGCCATTCATTTTGTTCAGGATGTCGGCGCCGGTGCTGATATATTTGTTATTCAGATCGCATAGCGGGCGCGCGAAACGAACTTTACCGCGCCATTTTTCACGGTCTTTTTCAGCGTAAATCGGCCACAGACTGAACTCGTCGCTAATTAATTCCGGATAGCCGTCCCATAAAAGGACCGTGCCGGCGACGCGCGTCATACGAATTTTGCGTTTGGATTTCGTAACGATCTCAACATTGGGAATAGTTTTCAGCGTCGCAATGTCCATTCCGGTCACGTTTAAAACGATGTCTTTATTGGATTTGTCGATGAATATATATCTGGTTTCGTATTCGTATCTGTGTAATTCGATTATTCGAATAGTTTTATTTAAAATGTCAACGACAGTTTGGTCGTAACCTTCCGGATAAATATTTTTTGCGTCACCCGTCGCGCCGAAACCTTTTCCGCCGACGAACATCTTTTCAATTTCAGCGGCTTTGGAAGGCTCCATTGCTTTAACTTTTTCAGCGCTATAGACGTCTTCGATTGAAAAAAATTCAAGATCGTCAGCGTCTTTTCTGTAATGCGGGCCGAGATAAACCTTGCGCCAGTCGACATATATGATTTTAGGTACGCCGCGGAAGTCGCGCTCGTAATCGATGTAGCCGTATAAAAAGCCAAGACCAACCGTCGCCTGAGAGTTAAAGCACTCGGTTTCTTCGTTCCAGTAATTCATGCGCTCGCAGGTTACTTTCGCCAATTCGTTTCCTATATCGTTCGCGCGAGTATCGCCCGATTCGACAGGCCTGAACCGAAAGTCGGTTCTGTTGCTCCGCTGGTAACCGCTTAACGCTTTTATCTTCGCCTGTAGAGCATTTACAGTCAGCGCCGGCCGGAAGGTGCCTTCCATTTTTGCTTTCGCCGCCGCGTCCCACTGATCTTCCGTCATATACTTTTCGTCGATTTCAGCTTCTTTACGGCTCGCCTCGTCGAAGGTTTTCGCCTTCTCGCGCAACGAATAAACCTCGCCGACAATATCAGACTCGTCGCGGGTGTCCTTTTTATTCTCCGGAGTTTTAACGGTGAGTTCCGCCACAGGATGAGTGTGCATATCTTCGCCGGCGGGTAAAACCACATACCGCGTTTCGGATGTTACAGTCTGGTTCCCCAGGACGTCGCGTGTTACCTGCTCCGCTGTCTCCAGCTTAACAGGATGAGCATGTCCCTTAGTAACCGTCGTAACGCCGGTTTGCGGTGTTTGCATATAAATTATATGTTCGTGCCCCGCGTTTTTTAACGCCGAAAAAAATCTATCCATCTCATCTCCTTACGCCGTCATCCATGATTTCTCGCCGCCGCTCGTATCAGCCGGCCGCTTTTTCGCCCTCCGCCCTATCAGCCTTGCGTAATCGTATCCCTTTGCAAAGGTTGCTATCACTGCATCCGCACTGTCAGGGCTATAGCCAAGCCGCTTTTTTATCAGCTTTTTCGACTCGACCTGCTTCATCGTTTTTTCTTCGAGCCACCGCGAAGCGTTTAACTCCGCCATTAAATCCGTGTCATGCGGCAATTTGATTAAGCCCATTTCAAAGGCTTCCGCGCACAAGTCCCACATTTCCGCTCGTTTGTTGAAAAATTTTATGCCCGCTTTTCCCGGGTGCTCGGACTTGTGCATCTCCGCGACACCTTTGACTTTATGAAAATATTTCAAAAGATATAAATATACGTCCGCGCCTACACCGGTTTTTAAGACAACGCAATCGCTCGCTTTGTATTTGTAAAGGAACGCCAGGCATTTTTCGCCGATTGTTTCTTTCCCCGGCTCGCCGCTAAATCTTTCAATCGCTATGATGTGGCCTTTTCGCCTTGCCACGCAGCAGGTCTGATCGCTGCCGTCGCCCGCGGGATCTATGCCGACGATGACCGGATAATCTTCGTCGTCCTCGATGTCGTTATGCACGGCGTTGGTTATCCATTCCCACTTGATAATGCAATCGCTTTCAGTAAGCGGGAATTCGCCCTTTACATAAACGCGGTAATAATTTGAATTTTCGCCGCGCTTCTTTTTCTTTTCAATCGATTCACGCGTTACCAGCGAACTTTCTTCCGCGTTCTGCGTGATCGTTATCCAGTGTTCTTTTTCGCTTTCGTCCTTATGCGTTTTTGCCGCAAATCCGCTGTTGCGCGTTGGATTAAAAGCCATAATACAAAGATTCATGGGTCGAGTAAGGGTCGTTTCCAAGGCAGTGAAGACTGGCTCCCTTACGCCGTCGGCCTCGGTGGCAAAAACCAGCATGAACGTTTCGTGCAAACCGTCGAGCGTTTTCGCCGCCTTCTGATCGTCCGCCTGCGCTGGCGCAACTTTCGGGGCTAAGAAGCTGCCGACCTTTTCTTTTCCGCCGGTCTTTTCGTCGCGCTTCGTATAAATGAGCTCTTTTTGTATAATGATTTCTTCCCGGCCCGCAAAGCACCAGTTCCCGTCTTTGTCCTTCGCGTCAAGCCAGCGCTGTATTTCAGGCCATGTTATATCTCGCGTTATCTGCGCTTCGTTCGGCGCCGTCACATAAATTTTTAAATTCGTGTGCCCCCACATAAACAGCGCCCAGATTTGAACCCACGCCATACAAGCGTCTTTGCCCGTGCCCTTGCCCGCCTTAACCGTGACACCCATTTTCTTGTACGCTTTTTTCAGCGCCGCCGTCATCGGATAGCCTTTCCAGTGAAAATATTTCGCCTTCCAGATCAGCGAAACCGCATCTAAAAATTCGCGCTGCTGCGGGTCTATTTGCTTCACTTCCGGCTCCGTCGACTGCTCTACTCGCATCGCTTCTTTCACGAACGCGTATATATCAAACATCCACCGCTTATAGGCATGTATTAAAACTTCTTCATTATCAGGCGTTTTCATAAGCACTTTTCCAAAACTATATAAATTTCGCGGGGGATAAGATGGGGGGGATGGGTGGTTCAACCAAAGCCGGCCGGGGTACTCCCCCCCCTATCTGGTCAGCTCGACAGTCTGAATTTCAGACTCGAGGCTGCGACCAGTCTATTGTATTTTCAAACCCGGCCCTTTGCTGTGGTTTACATAATGTCAGTTATCGGGTCGTCTTACTTTGACACAATGCCTTGCTGTCGAGTGTTCCCATAATATAAGGGTTCCCTGTTATTCGCTGTCAAAGGCAGGCTTCATCACATCTTCGGAATATTCGTTCTCATCCGCCGGTTCTGCGGTAACGGTGAAATCGACCGTTTTTGCGTCCGACTTTCCTTTTTTGATTTCGGCGTCCATGACCTTCAGGGCGATCACTCGCAAGTCTGCCTTCGCCACGTTTGACGTCGACTGTCCCATGAGCAGCCTGGCGTTCCTGATCAGAGTGTCATATGCCGCGGCCTTGTATTGGGGCGGGAGCTTCTTCACGTCGATCGAGTCCAGCACCTTTTCCGCTTTCAGCAAGGATTTCTCGGCAATGCGACGCTCGGTTTCGTCGGTAGCGACACGATCATGCTTTTCAAAACGTCGCACACGCTTCACTTTTTCACCTGCGCCAGCCGGAATATTATCCCCGTTTTCATCCTTAGCCTTCAAAACCTCAAGGAATTGAGCCTTTTTAGCTTTAATAACGGGTTTAAGTTTTCTTTTAATGGCGGCTCTTTTAGCGGCCTCTTTCTTAGCGCGTGAGGGCATTGGCAAACCTCTTTCAGCAAAAATAAAATGAACTCTAAACAAATCATAACTCGGCGGGGGGAAAAAATGGTGCTGCACTTTTTGGGGGTGGGCGAAAATTTAAGTATTTGTGAAAATTTGGGTGGCGGGCGAAGTTTGGGGGAAAGACAAAAAAGTTAAAAAAAAGGAAAACATTATTGAAATGGCGCGAAAAAACGCTAAAAAGCGGCGGAAAAGAGGGGGCTGAAAACACCAGTGTTTGACAGAGCGGGTGCATGGTTATCGATTTTCTTATTTTTAGCCCCTCAAAACTTCCTGTATTTTAAAAACGTGAAATAGGGGGTGCGGAAAAAACAGGGGGTAAATTAGACGTACTCTATTTTTAATTTTTTATTTTTGAAAAGTTTTAAGTATATGCAATAAACAGAATATAATTTTGAGGATATAAGCGAGAAGATATAAGGGTTTTAATTATTTTTGCGAGATAAAAATCAGTAACGGCGGGCGCGCAGAAAGTTTTAACACGGATTAACGATACTTTTCAACCGACTGAAAACCTGCATAACCGACAGAGCGGGTGCATGGTTATCGATTTTTCGGACATAGCGTGCAAACCCGCATGAAACCTGAAACGCAACAACTGATTTTTTCGTGCTTTTTCGGTAGAAATTACAGGCACAACTACAGGACTAAATACAAGCGCGACTACAGGCGAAAAATAAAAAGCGTTTTTAGATTGCGACCTCTAAAAAACGGTTTTTCAAAAGCATACAGCCAAAACTACACGCCGAACTACAGGACCAACTACAGGTGAAAAAACGCAAGCGAACACAAGCGCAATTTAAATTAAACTTAAATTTATTTCAAAAATTTATTGTTTATAGATGATTTTTTTCATCATCAATTTCCGGTTTAAGGCGGAAAATCTGGCAAAAATTTTTTTCAAACTTTTTTAAGCCGAAAAAATCAGGGGTTGAATTTGTTTACGGCTTTTGTCATGGCTGATTTTGAGCCGCGCAGCCATGCCTTGACTTATTTTTCCGAACATGATAAAATTAAAACATAAGCGCTCGAAAATATTTTCGAATAAACATTGAAAACAAATACAGGAAAGCGTTCCGAAGGGGTGAGAAAAATGATAATATGGAGAGGAAAGATAATAAGAAGACGTGGCCGAATGGCCGAGATAAGATTTGAAGATGGCGCCATCTTACAATTTCCGTACGATGGTCAGCCAGGTGAGAAGATAACCGTTGTTATCGGCCGCAGTTGCGCCCCGTAACGAATTAAGGAAAAGAAAATACATATAAACAACCGCCGTTATAAAAAAAATAACCGCCGTTGGTCCAGGTGGATCCGCGGCGGTTTTTTATTTGCTGACTTTGTTGTGATCGTTCACAATTTAATATTTAATATATTAGTATTAATTCTTTTGAAGCGTAGAAACACCGCTGGTTGGTGAACCATTAACAACGCTGGTGAAGTTTGCTCTCACATAATCGTCGATTTTTAAAAATTGACCCGAAATTCCATAAACCTTGCCATCTGGATATTTATAGCAACCGTAAAATTTACCACTTGGTGCGGCAAAACCCCAAATTTTACCTTCGACGTTAGCGTCGCGATGATAAATAGTACCGCTGATTTCGCCTTTTTTCGAAATCAAATAATGAATTGTTCCGTCCGCGCTGCCCTGCGACCAGGCGCCACGCCATGAACCCTCAAATTCGTTAGCTATACCATTTTTTATATTATAAGTAATATTGTTCGAAGTGATGACTATCTCGTCGCCGGTTTCGTAATCGATAATGACGCAAGAGTCGTTTGTGATCGCCACGCTGCCTTGCGGAACATCACCCTTTTTAATCCATCCAAAAATTTGATTGTTGACAACTTTCAACTCGGCGCTCCATCCATTTAGATTGAAATTGGTAAAGCCGTTTAAAATCAATGAGACCGTTCTACTTGCAAAATTCACGGTGCAATTCAAATTATGTTCTTCAGAGCATGAATAACTTGTCGCAGCATTCATCAGCGAAACAACATGAATAGCCTTGGCCGAAAAAATCCAAATTTGACCGCGCTGATATTGAGAAACGCTTATATTTTCGAATATCAGCGAGCTTTCAAAAGAAAAGTTCCCGACATAGCCTTTGCGCTCGCGTCTTATTTCGGAAATTTTGGCAAACTGATCGGGATTGGTTATTTCGTTTTTGTTTTCGTCTAAAAATTTACAGGAAACCGTATAAGAATAGGAAAAGCCGGAATAAAACCCAGCGCGATCGGCTGTAATAGCCTTATTAATCGGGCTTTGAGTGACAAGATTTTCGGCGTTTTGCAGAGTATCGTCGCCGACCTCGATGGCACGTGTTGCTGTTATTATTTGCGGAAATTCAAGACTTTCAATTACATGTACGGCGTCGGCTTTTCCTCGTGTATCAGAAGGTTCTGCAACCAGGGGAAGTGATGTCAAAAGACCGGCCGATGAAGAATCGCCTCCACCACCGCCGCAACCGATTAAAAACAAAAACAAGATCAGCGCCGAAAAAACTTTTTTCATAATATAGTCCTTTCATTTTTTAAGTTTTTTATGACCTTTTGGGAAATATTCTGCTGGGTCAGGTTCTTTTTCTGCGAAATCTGGATCACATTCACGTAGCCGTTCTGTTAATTCTAAAACTCTTTTTTCGAAATAACGAAGGCCGGCTTTGAGATTTTCAATTTGATCTTGAGCATCATCATTCCCGAGAAACAACCAGTCGATGGATATTTTTTCACGTTCACAAAACCCAATTAATTCTGTAAAAGGATAAGAATTTCGCTGCTTATGGCTCGAAAGACCTCCGCGAGTGAAGCCGAAAAGCTCTGCTACTTGAGATTCCGATTTTAACTTTTTGTGGTTTCTAATTAATTCAATAATTTCGGAAAATTTTCTCATAAGTCACCTCTAACTAAAACCGTTGAAAACACTGACAAAAAAATATTTTAAAAAATCGTAATCTTTTACTTGACAAACGTAAGCAAATAGATTACAATTAAATTATAAAATCTTTTAAAACAAACTTTAAGGCTGTTTCAAGTTCATTATAACACAAAAACATTTTAAAAGCAAAGGCGGTGAAAGGACAATGGAAAAAATCACGATCCCAACGAAAGCGGTAATCGATTTTGTAAGCAATCCAAAATTGGCGCAGGCCGTTGAAAACTTTATCAACGCAGCCAATGAAAAAGAATTAACGCCTCGTTATACCTCGGCTGCTGAATTTATTATCGAGGCAGTAGAAGAAAAATTGAAAGGAAGTGTTGCCCATGACAAGAAAGAAAATAACTGAAGCCTTGGAGCGCAGATTTCCCGGTCTGAAAATCGAAGTAAGCGAAAAAGCGATTAAGATCGGCCAGGTAACAATCGACTACGGAAAAGCCGTTGCCCTGGCTAAAGCGTAGTGAAAACCAAAAAATGAAAAACGTCGCCCGACTGACGAAAAACCGGTGTTCAAAATAAAGAGCACCGGTTATTTTTTTTATAAGGAGTTAAAAAAACAATGCATACCCCTGAATTCGTAAAAGACAAATTCATAATTCACACAGCGGATGAAACCACTAAAAAATTTGTGCCCGTCGACTGTATCGGAATAGTTATTACAGTAAAAGGAATGAACCGCATAAACGGCAAAGACGTTTTTGGAATAGGGATCGCCAACAAATACGGTCCCGGCGAAACAATTTTAGAGTTCCCGACGGAAACGCAGCGCGACGACAAACTCGCGGAAATATTGGAAAAAGTAAGCCAGAGATAAAAAAAACAAGGAGGAAACAACCCTATGAGTAATAATGGAAATGCAATCGTTTTAAAAAGCGTTTGGGAGGAGCAGCAGGCCGAGATCAAAAAAATCTTCGCCCCCAAATTAACAGACATGGAATTTAAAGTTTTTCTCGAACTCGGAAAAACCACCGGTGCTAATCCTTTCAAGAAAGAAATATGGGCTGTCAAAGTATCAGACAGCGAGCCGCCCGCGATCTTCTTAGCTCGCGATTTCTACCGCAAACGCGCCGCCGAAATGCCGGATTATGAAGGCCACTTTACCGGCGTAGTATGCGAAAAAGATGATTTCGAAAGCGGCGTCATCGACAATAATCTTATAATATCAAGACACAAAATGAATTTCCGTGACCGTGGCACAGTAAAAATGGCATATTGCGTCGTTCACCGCAAAGGCCGCCGCCCGTTTATCACGACGGTTTTATACGACGAATACGTGAAAAAAACGAAAGACGGCTACATCACGAAGTTCTGGCAGAAACCTCACATGATGCTGGCGAAGGTAGCCGAGGCGGCATGCCTGCGTCTTGCCTATCCGTCCGAATTCCAGGGCACATATTCCGAAGACGAAGACTGGAACGAAGAAAACTCAAACACAATCACGATCACGGCCGAAGATACGAATGCCGCACCTATAGTGAACAAAATGGAACTGGTCAAAGCCATGAACGATCCCGAATTTCAGAAATTCATGGATGCTGCCGCCAAACGCGGTTCAAAAGCTAATACAGCCGAACTTTACGCCGAATATCGCCAGTCGAAGTCGCAGCCGGCGCCGGAAAAAACCGCCGAAAAGCAGCCGCTGCAGATAAGCGAACCGGCAAAAAATGAACCCGCAGCGAATAAAACGGAAACCGCCAAAGAACCTGCAGTAGACAACGTAGCCGATTCAAACGCAGATCAGACGACGGACGAAACTCCGCAGCCCTCAAAGCCGCGCGTACCTAAAGCGAAATGGCATAAAGAAAAAGTGCTGGCCGAAATGACGCTGCCTATCAAAGAACTCTTTAAGCAGAGCGGACTTGATATGAAAACACTTCTGGCGATTTACGCGATCTGCGACGGCGACACGGCGAAAATCATAGAAAACCTTAAAGAGCGCATCGCGCTTGCCACAAAAAAAAGCGACGCCGCGGCCGAACCTGACGAAACGGCATCATTCGATAACGCTGCATTCGAAGCTCCGCTTCCCACCGATGAAGATAAAACAAAAACAAAAAAAGTTTTCAAAACGGTAAAGGAAGACATTGCGCCTATCATAATTCCCGATCTTCGCCAGAAATTTTTCAAGCTCGGCACGCTGCCGGATAAAGTCCTCGAGGCCTTCAACTCTTTCTGCTGCTACAGCATAGAAGCTGAACAGCAGGCCAAAATAATAGAAGATATAGATGCACGCCCGGATTACTACAAACCGGCGCAGAAAGGAGCTGCTGAATAGTGAAAGCAAAACATCTCTCGTTTACGCAAATTAATAATTACAAAGAATGTCCGCAGAAATTCAGATTTTACGACGAAGACGTTCAGAAACAGCTTCCGTCCGAGGCCATGGCTGACGGCTCCGAACAGCATGCAAAAATAGCCGCGGCTATAAGATCGAAAGACGATTCCGCGATCAGCGAAATTTTCGGCCCGCGTCTGCAGACCTTCTTTCG